ATGAAAATAATCATAGCCGGCGTTTGTTTACTAATTTTAAGTGGTTGTAGCAGTACGCCTGACAAAAACGCCATGCCAGAGCAGCTGCTGGTGGTAGACGATAAGGTTCATTCCATGAGCCGAATCGAGGTGGTTACTGCCATTCAGGACTGCCAGGTTGCTAAGACTAGAGCCGTAGTCATTTACGGCAAGCGCAAGGTTGGCGGTATGACCCGCGATGTTGTGGTGGATGTTACTTGCGCACCGCTTTATTAAGCATAAGGACGAGTACCGCTGCGATCAATAATCAATGCCTGTTGCCTGGGTTTATCCTCTGGGTTATTAGGGATTGAGATATGGGTCCAGCGGTCAAACTCTCTAATAATCTGGTCGTAACCAAGTCCCGCAGCCATCACAGTTTTAACCACCTCATCGGGGGTCATGCCTGGCACCCGAATGTCGGCTGCGCACCCAATCCGGTGTTGGCTGGTGTCCTTAGAACCTACTGCTGCATTGACTTGCGCTGACCTAAAGGCAGAGTTGATCATTACAGGTTTACCGCCTAAGACGGTTTTGACCTGTTCTAAGAACTTGGCTAGTCGGTTTAGGTTAGCCAGTTCATCAGGGTTTGGCGTATTGTCAAACTGCCGGTGGTCAGTAGTGGTCAACTCCTCTAGGCTAAAGTGGAGGGTAAGTGGAGTAATCATTTTTTAATCATCCCTTTCATTTCTTCTGTTTTGTTTTTGCTGCCTTGGCTGGACCCAAAGTAAAAAGATAGAACTTGTCCCGCAGCCGAGGTTATAAACCCAAGAGCAAAAATAACCAATTGTTGCTGGTTGTCTGGCGTATCAACAAACATCAACACACCAATTAGCACAAAGGCCAGACCTACAACACCAAGGGCTAACAAAGGTACAACCAACTTATCTAGCTTGGTTGCATATTGAGATGTAGCCACCGCAGCATAAGCCTGGCGCGCAGAGTCGCGGTCAGCGACTTCTAATTTAGCGTACTCTAGGTCTAATTCTTTAAGTTTTAGGGTCATCTCAGGGTTGCCGGTTAGCGCCTTAGTAACGCCCTCGATGGTGTCATCATCAATGCCCAACTTAGATGCTATCCAGCCTACCGCAGCACCACCAGCTGGGCCAGCGACAGCAGTTGCTAATACGGGCGCGACCCCTTTAAGTATTCCTAATAGCGTATCCATGAATTAATCCCTATACAAATAAATAAAATTGCTGCCATCCAAGTAACCACGAGTAGATCGTATCGATTCATTTTTTAGACCTTTCTTCAAGCAGTTTGACCCGCACATGGAGGTCATGAATATCTTTGTAAATTTCTTCACGCTGTTTTGCTCTGCGCTCGGCAGATATTGGGCTATCTGTTGGTACGCCTTCTGCGGTAATAAGGGCTGGCATCTTGCCCTCAATTTGGGTCAAGCGGGTTTGGAATGAGGATACCTGACCTAATAGCCACGCAATACAGGCTACCAAAATTGGTATTACCGCCTTTAGTACATCTTGCATATTCATTTTTTAGACCCCCATACCATGTAATAAGCAATCCATGCTGCCACTAAAAAACACCAGAACTGCACCCATTTAACCTTTGCCAACTCTGCATCAAAATACTTCTTATCTTCTTTTTCCAGCTTTTCAATCTCGGCCTTAATGTCTATTAACTTCTGCCATTCTTTGGTGCCGTATTTCTTAATAAAATCTATCCGTAACTGGTATTCCTCATCGGAAATCTTCTTGCGGTGTTTATATTCCTCAAGGGCTTTAAATATGGCCCGTTCTTTCTTAAACTCCGCTTCCCTGCGTTCCCGAATCTTGGCGTTTGCTTGCTGCCTTGCTACATCAACCGCTTCTTTCTGTACTTCTTCAATGTTCTTGCCAATCTCACGACCAGCTTCCCTGCCTGTCTTAATCCCTTCGCTGATACCCTTGGCACCAGCCGATAACCCTAGTTCGTCTGCCATATATCATCATTTTTTTAGTCTTTGCCATATATCCGCAATTGGCGTTGAGTTGATTTCCCTCCAGCCAATACAGACGCAGGCAAACATAATAAATAAAAAGAAAGCAAACAAGACTGCAAAAATAATGACCGCAAAAATTGCGACAAATAAAGCAAACATATTGAGTATGGTCATTAACATTAGTGAGCCATTAGCATAATTGTTAATACAAATAAAAGGATTAATATATAAATCCGTTTAGCCCAATATTGTTGATTTAAGATGCGCGGGTCGTGAATTAGGTAACTCTGCAACTCCAGCATATCCTCATCGTACTCAATGTATTTTGGCCTTAACGGGTTTAAATAATAAGCACAACCTATCTTAATTTTGCCATTGTTATATGGCACATCCATTACCTATCGGCCTTATCTGCCAATCGGTCAAAAAACGATGCCATGATGCTTTCTAACTTGTCAAATCGAGCAGCCATTTCAACACGCACCTCTTTTAAATCATCCTTGCGAACATACAGTTCTGGCAAACCTTTTTCAATTTGGTGGATGTCTCTGCGCAATTCTTTGACCGAGTCCCAAAGTTCTCTAGCAAACCAGCCAATGGACGCAATAATGCATCCAAGGCCAATATTGATAATAGTCTGCCATTCCATATTAGGTTTTCATTATGTAGCAAAGCGCATAGTAAGGAGGCAGATTAGCGTTGGTTCCGCTTACTCCTGCCGTAGCAATTGTTGTGGCTACAGTAATACCAGTTACGGCAGATGCAGTATTGATTGATTGTGTACTAATAGAATCTGGTATTGATCCTGCGGCATTATTTGGAGCGCTTGCTGGTGCTGTGTAATTATGGACATGGCCAGGATCAGTAACAACAGATGTTGCCGAATGGTTATGGCTTACAACAACCGCATCTGCTGAACCACCAGTTGCATCTACCGCATAAGTTGAGCCTGCGCCTGCCACAAATCTATTTCTTAGGTCTGGGGTGCCGTTTGACCCGTTACATAAAACATATCCAGCTGGAATTGATCCAATAGAACCAGACCATAACAAAATACCGCCAGAGGGTATTGGGGTTGCTGCCGGAGGAGTTGCGCCAATAATTCCATACAAATTATCATAAGTCTGTATGGTTACATTGCTTGAAGTTGCAAGTACAAATTTATAGAAAAAACCCTCAGTTAACCAAATGGTAGAGGGTGGCCGGCCATCGGTTCCCAAAATAATTGGGTTGGTATTGGCAACAAGACCGCTAGAGTCTGTATAAGATGTAAGCGGGGTAGTTGACCCAGCTTGGTAGGTATATAGTTTTCCAGCATTTAATGGCAAGCCATCATTATTAAAAAACTGAAAACCATTGCCTATGGGGGATAGATTGACTGCCATAAATTATTCCTTTTTACTTAGAATGTCTCTAATTAAGTTTGATTTGCCTTTAACGCCAGCTACTGGACCTAAAGTTTCTTGTTCAAATTTTTGTCCTGCTCGGCGCTCACGGGCTTGTTTTGCCATAGTACCTAGGGGTATAACATTTATATTTAGTCCTACTTCAAGCAATTTTCCAGCTTTTTCCGCAAGACCGGCAACCAAAGTGTTGCTATTGTTTGCAAAACTACCTTTGGGTTGAGCCATAACTTTTTTAGATACTTCGCCTAAATCCCTAAGAGTTTGAGCCGTAGCGCCATCAAAAATGTTTTGCAATTTAGGGTCTAATTCTTTTAATGCATTGTTATAAGCAGCTTGGGAAAAATTGCCTTGTTGATCTACTGATTTGTTTCTTAAATGCTCAACAATATTGGCAGCTACTGCGTATTGGCCATCGGTTCCTTTGCCAAGGGCATCCATCATAGTTTGAACATTCTTTTCAGTTCCCTTGTTTTTACTTAGTACAAAAACATTTACAAAGTTTTCAGGCGCAACCTTATCGTCAACGGCTGCTTTATAAGCTGGGTCTCGTTTAAGGGCCTCAAAACGCTCTTTGGCTGCTGTTCTTGCGGCATCTGCTAAGGGTTTAAGTGCTGCAGCCTCGCCAGTTAACGGTAAAGCCTCTAACGAGTCTCTAACTATAGAAAGAGCCATAGAGGCATTTCCATCGTTTGCAGCCTCTGCTTTTCTTATTTCTGTAGCCAAATTAGTACGCAATGCCTCAAACTGTTCAAAATCCATCTTGCCGCCATCACGATAGGCCTGTAACTGTCTCTGGATTGTGGGTGGCACAAATTCGCTTTTGAGTTTTTTGCTTAATTGCACATCGGCATTGTTTACAAATGCGCGAGAATTAATTGGAAAATCACCGCCCGCTGCCGTTTCTAAATCTTTATATAAACCGTTAATAATGGTTCGCCGGTCATTGTCTATACCTTTGTAGGTATCAATAACAATTTGACCAAAATCAGATGGTTTCGAGCCTGGCAAATCGGGGGCTGCGCGGTCACGAATGGCAGATAAGTTTTCAATTAATGCTTTATTTGTTTCGCCCATGCGGTAGGCAATATTTGGCAATTCGCCACGGCGGTTTAACTCGTTACTGAGCGCCACCAAATCTCCAGTTGCTTGTCCACGGGTCATATAAATGGGTACTGGCAAATTTAACGCTTGAACATGAGACTCTAAAGCGGGAAGGTTAATTTTATTTATTGAGATTTTTCTAACCTCATTTTGCAATTCGGCTGGCAGCGCATCAATGGCTGCTCTAATTGCTACAGGGTCACGCCGGCCAGCTGCGCCAACACTTGCTAAACCTGGCAGTCCTGGCGGGTCTTGCTTAAATTGCGGAGCCGTTCCCTCAACAACCGCCTTAACATTTTCGTACTCTTTAGCCGACATTCTTGGCTTGCCCTCTGGCTTGGGAGGAGGCAATCGTCCCGCAGCTGTAACCGCAGTTAACTCTGGGGCTAATACTGGTGGCAGTTTTGTAGCCTCAAATGCCTTGCCAACTGTTTGTACCATTTCTTTGCCAGCTTCTGTACGGGGTACATAAGTTCCAGCTTGCATTCTTGCCTTAAACACATCTTGGCCAACATTTGGTTTGCCGGTAATCCGCCCATAGATATCAGAACCTAATTGTTCAACAGCTGCGATGGGGGCAGTCACCGCGCCCGTAGCTAGGGTTAAGGCAGTTTCTACAGGGGCATCCATTAAGAATTGTTTTACATTGCGCACTTTGCGTTGTTGGGGTTCTTCGATTACGCGCCCAGATGCGTCTTTCTTAACCACCTCTGGAACACCTGCAACCAAGGTTTCTTTTAGTTTTGCCTCTTGCGATATATCACCCATTACTTGGGTGTTTTTTTGTTTTTCGTATTCTTGTTTAGTAGCACTCAAAGCGCCAAATAAATCAGTTGCCTGAGTTGCGGGTTCGGCTTTTTGTTCTTTTTGATATTCTTGTTTGGTAGTTTTTATGGCATCAAATAAACTACCAAAGCCAATACCGCCTTTAGATTCTGTGGCGGCCATTGCAGGTTGTACCCCTAAACGCTCAAAAAGTGCTTGACGGGTTTTCAAAGGGTAGCTATTGAACTCAGCTGGGGTAGATAGTATTCTTTCTAATAATCTAGTATTAATTGAACTACCTTCGCTAGACATAGATTGGCCAATCTTTAATGCTTTAGTTCTAGCATCCGCACTTAAATTTTCATGGACAAATGGATCGCTCATCGTTTTTGCCTTGGCAAAGTACCAGTATTAGCAAGACTTTCAATGTTGCGGGCCTTGCGCTCAAACTCATTTAATGCCTCTAAGTTGGTCGGTTTAATCTTATTGTAAGCAGTTATTTTTTCTTGAGGCGTTAATCTGTCTGACGCAAATATTGCCATTGCTTCATATACCCTAACATCTTTATTTTCGTCCCACGCCGCTTTATAACCCCTTGGTAGATTAGCTTCATTTAATCCAAGTTGTAAGAACTTGTTTGCGCCTTTTGCCTCTAGCATTGCGCCGTAAGCCTCTCCACGCAATTTGGTTGCTATATTTTTTAATATTTCAGGCGGGTATACCTCGTTACCCGTTGCTTGAGATACCAAAGCAGTTGTTGCATCGGTCTTGCCACCAATGGCTTGATTGGTTGCAATAACAAGGTCAGCAATCTCTTTAGATAATAATTTGTAATCTGCATCGCCAATGGCTGCTCTTAATTTAGCTTCCAACTCACCAGGCTTACCAGCCTTAAAATCCCTACTCGATTCAATTTTGCTAATGGTTTGCAACACTCTATCAACGCGATCAAGACCTGTTGGCGCAGTTGATCCAACGGCTGATAGGTTTTTAATATAGGCTTGACCCTCAACAGTTGCTGATTCTTCGCCAGGAGCAAATGGGCGAATATCGCCTGCTCTGCGTACTGGGTATGGCAAAGGAAAGCCAGGGTCATTTCTGCTTGCAACCATGTCAGCGCTAGTAACCCCTTTGGGCGTAGCTACAACCTGTGGTGCTGCTGCCGGTACAGCTGCGGCCGGTCCTACGGCTGCCGGTGCTGGTGCTGGTGCTGTTTCAGGTTGTAAAATTTTTACTGGCGTTATTGTGCCAGGCCCTTTGCGGAGTAATCCTGGTTGGCCACCAGATGATACCAATTCACCAGTTTGCAAACCTTGTTGGCCTGGAGCGCCTATTTGCGCCTGTATAACATTCGCCAACATTTGAGGTAAAGCAGTTGGATTATGTGCAGCGGTTGCCGTAATTGGTGACAAAATTGCAACAACTTGCGCCTCTGGAACCCCACTAGCAATTGCTTTTCGTTGAATTTCAAGCATGGCTTCTACTGTTTTATTTCTATCGCCACTTGATATTCTTGGGTCGTTAATGAACCCACCGGCAACGCTAAATACTTTATCCGCGCGGGTTTTACTCAAGTTTTCGCCTGCGCTTACCTCACCAATTTTTTTTGTTCTTGTTTCTATTCTGGATTGCTCTACCAACTCAGGGAACACTTCACTTTCGCGTTGAAACGCTTGGGCTCCACGAGCCAAATTTAACATTTCTGGCAATGTCATTGCCACCGGAGGTTTAGCACTTAACGATATGTCTGGTTTTATATTAATTGCCATGATTGTTCCTTACGCTATCGCTACTGGATTATATATTTGGCCTGTAGTTGGGCCTGTTGGCGGTGGCTGTTGCGCAACCGGTCTATTTATGAGCGAGTTTATATACGCCAAATTTCCAAGATTTGATGCAGCGCCACCAACCGCATTTGCAGCACCAACTGTTCCGGCTGCTTGCGCTGCAGCGCCACCCGTTATTAATCCAGTTTGTCCAGCTGCAAAATTTTGGCCAGCAGTTACGCCAGTATTGACCGCGCCTTGTCCCATGCCAGCAATATTCGCCAAGGTGTTATAAATGTTGCCACGCTCAGTTTGAAAGCGATTAAATGCGTTGCCGTATTCGGTAGACGCTAAGTTTTGACCATAATCAGCAAGAGAACGCAATGTGTTACCGCTTATTGCGCCGCCTCCGACATTTGCTAAACGCTCGGTTGCCTGAGTTCCAAGACGCTGGCGAAATGCCATGCTGGGGTCTAAATATTGCCCAAATTGTTCAGGTCCGAATTGAGAAGTTAAAAACGGCTTCATCCTCTCAATGTCTTTGAGGGCGGTGTAACCTGTCTCGCGGTATGGTCCTAAATCTTCTCTTGATTGCTCATACATGGCCCGTTCTTGGTCCATAGCTCGACCAGCAGCATCTGCTTGAGTTCTTGCGGCGCTTTTAGCTGCCTGTGAACTTTGGTACCCTGTAAATACAGTTGCCGCGGCAACCGCCGTCATTCCCCATGTCATTTTGCATCTCCCTTCAGTCGTTTAAGACTGTTTACTGAATCTATAAATCCCAACTCTGCATAATTTTGCGCAATTACTTCTTCTTCAATTTTTTCCAAATTTTCTTCGCCGTAGTATTGCGTCAGATGAACCGTTGTCCAAATTGTGTCCTCCTCTGCAACTACTGCTCTTTTAAGTCCAATTTCAGAAATAAAAGTACATGGAGCCTCAAAATACTTTTTACCAAATTCTGTTGCAACGCTTACTTTTCCTTGCAATATAAAGTTTAAATGTTGATGTCGATGAATTTTCCCAATAATTAAAGTCCCTTTAGGAATAAACATCTGTCTTGCATAAGTACAGCACCCATACTTTTCGTCAAACGGGGCAAAATGATGCGTTACCTTGCAATCTGGTAGCGTATCTTCCGCTAATCCATCTTTGATCATTTCTTGCAAACCATTTTGTACAGTCAAAATTTTCTCACGAAAATCAATTTTTTCGATAGCATTTTGGGGAGAAGAAAGGTCAAACATTGTAATAAGGTATTTTCTTAGACTCGCCGTTGACGGTAACCTCAATAAACCCCTCTGGGTTTGCCGGTAAGGTAGCCGATCCAGCGGTGGCCGTTGCTGCGCTAGAAAAGTTTAGTAAATTAAGCAAAAACAACTGCCAGGCGCGGGTTGGCCGCCCCGTATTATCAATTAATGGGCTAGTTGGCAGCCGTTGGTTTTGCGGTGTAGTCATTAGTTTTCTCCAGCCTCGGCTTTTAGGTTTGCAGACACAATAACCGCCTTAACTGGGTCAGAAATAGACACCTCAAAGACTCGATCACGGGCCATGCCTAATCTGCGCCATATGGCACGATTTAGGTATTTACCTTGTTTTCCAATACTGACCCAATTTTCATTGGACCATGTTGAGCCGCCATCGCTTGACCAGCGCAACATAGCCTGTGGGTCCTCGCCTTGGCCGGTAGACAATCCAACGCCAGGCTGGAATTGAATTTGCAACTCATGGAAATATTGGCGCTGCAAGTCGGATGTAATGTGTGGGGCGCGGCGCAGCCGTCTAATAGGCTGGCCATCATCGGTGTAAAAGTTGCGACTTAATTGGTATATTTTGCCATTTTCGTAATCCCCAACCAAGACCTGCTGGTTAAAGAATGCGCAGCAATTACCACGGTGGCGCTCAAATTCGTTTTGGTTATTACGGTACAACCACTTATGCCATAGGCCGGTTGTGTTGTCATAGGCCCAAGTTAAACCGTTATCACCAATAGAGGGAAAGGTCACCACATAGACTTCATGGCCTTCTAGCTGGTAAGTCCATGCTAAAGCAGTAGCTACATTCTGATTAACTAAGGTTGTTTCAACAGCATGAGTTGATATTCTTTCAGGAAAATATCCATTCATACGCACTATCATTGCCTCGCCGCGATTGTTTTTTGACACATACGCAAAGGAGTTGCCCATCCTAGACATGGAATATTGCGCTGCAATACCTTGTTGGGTAGATGTGCCAGGAATGCGAGTAAAGGGAAATGGCACCGCGCCCGAATTAATCCAGACTTCGGAGGACATTTCGCCAAGCAAATAGACTTCGCGGCGGTCAACAATGATGGACACAAGGTCATCTGGTGAGCCATCTTTACTAGCAAAAGATAGCGGGTCGGTGATTGGGCTTAGTAAGTCCGATGCCGCAAACAGCTGCGAATCGGGTTTGTTGTAAATAAAGTAATTGTCGGTAATGTCAACCGTTCCGCCACCTTCAAATGGACCATCATTGGCTGGTAATACGGTCCAGTTCATAGCATAAATGGTGGTACTACTAACTGTCTGCGATGCGCTTACTGTATAAGTTCCTACTCCGCCTGATCCAGTACCAAAGGCCTTAATAATCGTGCCATCGGTAACTCCAGTACCCTCAATGGTTTGGCCTATCCGTAGAGTTCCGCTAGTAACAGCAGAAACCGTCAGGGTTGTTCCAGCTATTGCGCCCGTAACAATTGCAGGCGATGCAACCGTATTGATGGAAGTTGAGGCAACCGTTTGAGAGTTGCTGACTGTGTAAGTTCCAGTTCCTCCCGTGCCTGTACCTAAAGCAGTAATAACCGTATTTTGCGCAACTCCTTGACCAAAAACAGCTTGGCCTACGGCAATTGTTCCGCTTAAAACAGAGGTAACCGTTAAGGTTGTGGTTGATATTGATCCAGTAAAGGTTGCTGCGGATGGATTAGAGATAAACCAGCAATAGCGGTAAGTCTCATCCACAATATAGACATTCACGCCGTTATCCACAATACCTACCAAGCCGGTAGCGGTATTCATCTGGCCAATCATTTTTGGCGTGTAGTCTGACTCCATGACATACACAAAATCGCCACATACGGTTAATACTTGGGTGCCACCAGACAGGGTACGAATGCCCCGCACTTCCTCCTGATTGGGAAGAATAACTACCGTCTCAAGTCCTGGCGTTGGATATAGCGCCATAATGCCACGGTCACCTTGCGGCTTAGTAGGGTCTATTTCAGGGTAAAAATTAATGCATTCTTGGGCATCCTGATAAATAGAGGGTGCCTCGTAAGCTGCGCCAACGAATCCAAAGTCTGGCATTAAAAGCCTCCAGACAGAATCCAGCCTGCATCCGCTCTCTTACCTACAATCAATGAATCCTCAAATCGCGCCACCTGCATGGGTTTCATATTGTTGCGCTTAATGGTTGCCTTGGCATGACCAGCAAAGCTATTAATCATCTGTATTTGCGTTGGGCTGGCTTTGCCATACATCGGCATTAAACGCTCGGCTAAACACCATCTAAGGGCCATTAAATAGCCTTGTGGAATAACTATCTCATCATTGATAGTGGTAAAGCGCTGAAACAAGGTATCCGCAAAGATATGCATTTCGCCTTGGGCTGGATTAGGCCATACAAAAATGGTTCCCAAAGCCTCACTTGGCTGGTAGTACAGGGCGCGAGGCCATGGACCATTTAAGGTCTTTAAACCAATCATTTCATAGTTTTCTAGGTTAAGAATGGTTATTGGGTAATCAAGTCCGCCGTTTACAATAGGTTGACCATTAGAGTTAGTGTTTACCCTAACAAATGCCGAATTAATAGACAAAGGGCGCTCGTAATACGCACTAATTGTTGTGCTGCTAACCGTCTGCGAGATGCTTACCGTATAAGTTCCATTGGAATTAACATTGCCACCTGCGCCAGAACCAAAGCGCGTAATCTTGGTGCCAGCTGCCACACCAGAGCCAGTTAAGGTCATACCCAAGGCAATTGCGCCAGCTGCTACATTGGTGACAGTTAATGTTGTGCCGCTGATTGATCCAGTAATAGTCCCGCCAATTTGGCCACCAGCACCAATGGTGTATTGGGTTTGTCCGGAAGTTAAGGTAAATATGATTTCGGTCTTATAAAAGACCATCATCTGCTCATTCGACCATTGGTCGCACATATCGTTGAGCATATCAAATGCGTCTTGCGAATCCGCAGGAGCGGGGGTCTCACCAGCCTCCAGAGCCCCAATATCTTTAAGGGCGCGAGAGATGATGTCGATTGGTTGTGTCATATCGTCACCTTAAATGTGTCCACGGCCCAGGGCGGTTTAGTTGTTATTTCAGAACTAAGCGCATCCAGCTGCTCTTGTAATCTATATTTTATAAGATGTTTACCGTCTTGGGTAGCATCTAAATCAAGCCAATGGATAACCTGGTGTTCGGTTGTATCTTCATCAACCATGTGCGCAGTTCGCATTTTCCAATTACCCTCGGTTTCTACAGAATTTTTCTCATCTGTTGCTTTGCACCAATATTTAAAGGATTTTAGAGTCCCGTCAATAATGACGGTTTCTAGTATTTTCCATTGGTAATTTGTCATAGTCTTGGAAAAGATAGGTCTAGGGCAATTAATTGTTCTACAGAAGTTACCGCAGCAATTGCAGTTTCTAGTGCTTCTGATTTGGCTACTACGCTTGCACGATAAGTAGCGACAGAAGTAGGAATATCAACACTTCTCTCAGCTTTGCGGATTACCATCCAATCGGTCTGGGCAAGGATAGAGCCAGCAGTAGTCTTTACCTGAGAGATAAAGTTAGACTTTAATCCTTTGGTTACTAATCTCTCTGTGCTATCTACCATTGCTGGTTTGCCATCAACAATACCTAAAACTTTGACATAAAGAGGGTTGCCATTTTCATCGGATTCTTCTTTATCCTCTAGTGCTTTAGGATTGTTGATGTTGCCATCCCAATAGAATCTATCATCTGCTCTTACAGCATCCGCTTCCCATGTCATACCAATAGCAGACTTATCTGCCTCAGATGCTAGACGAATCCAGTTAGCAGGGTATTGAATGTCGTTGTGTGTAAAAGGTGTATCCAGTTGGATAGTCTTAGTTCCGAGTTTAAAAGGCATAATATTTCCTATCGTGCGTTAGCGTATTTAAAGGGGTTTTCGGCAAATACCATGTAGATGTAAGTTCCACCAGATGCGTTATGCGAACTTGATGAAGTGAGGATTTTAAAGCCATTAGATAAATAATCAATTGGATTGCTATTATTTTCTTCAGCATTGGATAAGTTTGCAAATAACTCTAATTCAACAGCGTTATAAGGACTTCTTGCTGAATCTCCAATTCTCCAAGATTCAATAGCATCTGATCTTCTTGTCATTACATATCTAGGTCTAAACCCAGTAAAGATAAATGGACCATCCGTAGAACCATTCCCTGTGTATGAACCAAATGCAGAGTATCCAGCGACTTGTGCAAAGCAGTAGGCTACGATAGTATTCCCACTACCATTTTGGTCTGCTCCTGTTCCAACAGTAAATACTGAAGATGTTGGTGCTGTGCTATTCCATACCACATTATTATTGCCTTGTGCATCGGTTATGTTCAAAACAAGGTAATAAGCCCATGATGGCAAGGAAGAATGTCCAACAGTCCAATTACTTGTTCCGTTTCTGCGTTTTAAAATAATCATTGATGGTGCTACACCTAGACCATGACCAATGGTTGCACCACCTGTGCCGTTACCTGTATAAGTAACAATACTAAATCCAGCAGTTGTATTGGCACTTACTGTAGATGTAATAGTTCCATCTGTATTAGATGAGCCTGCTCCGTTGGCTTTCCAGTTCCATGCTACATAAGTATCCGCACTTGTGTTTAACTGCGCTAATGCACCAACAGTAAAGCCGTCTGAACCAAATGCTGTTAATCCTGTAGCTTCAGCAGTTTCTGCTGTTGTTGTATTACTTTCTAATTGATTCTGAACTCCCCGAACTGCATCATAAAGTCCATGGTCAGCCGCAGCATTGCGTTCTTTAATCCATGTCCAATCAGGTTGGAATCCTAGCCCTGTAATAGATTGGCTAGAACCTGTGCCTGTGTACAAAGCAATATTCATATTCTTACTAGCTATTGTAGATGCAGTAGCACCAATCGTAGGAGTAGGTAAGTTAAATGTGTTTAGTGCTACAAAGCCTGTTGGTGGGGTGTAGGTGAATGGTTGCTGTCCAAAGTTAACATTGACTGTTGAAAAAGAACCAGCGCCACCGTTACCAATGCCAGGAACAAAAGTACCACTTACGCTTGTAAATGCAGCATTAGTTCCAGCGGCAGGATCACCACTCGCTTGAAATACTCCATTTTTAGACCACCAAATTTTTCCGTTGTCTAA